TTATCATTTTGGGAAAGTGATATTAAAAATAACATAAATGAGGTAAAAAATAAAATATGGAATCTTATATAGAAGAAGAATTAACATTAGCAGAGTTTGCTGATAGATTTATTGGAGTAAATAATTACTCAGAACCAAATGCATATGATGTTGAAGATTTAGGTGTTGATGTATTGACACTTGATGAAGGTGGTAATGAGGTATATAAACCAATACAGAATTTTTTGATTAAAGATACTGTAAATGAATATTATACTGATGGTGATATTAGGGTAACAAGTAATCATCGCTTTATAGAAAATGGAACCACTATTTTTGCAAAAGACCATCCGGATTTTAATAAAGTTGACGGTAAAATGTATGTTGCGGATATAGAAGTTGAGGATTTACATTCGTATTTAGCCAATGGTAGATTGAACCATAATACAACAAGCGGAGGTAAGAGTCTTGCTTTCCATTCATCTGTACGCATTCGTTTAAAATCATTAGGTAGAATTAAACAAAAAGAAAACGGACAAGATAGAATTATAGGGATGAAAATCCGAGCTCAAATTGTAAAAAACAGAATGGGTCCACCACTGAGATCTGCAGATTTTGATATATTCTTTGATAGTGGTATAGATGATTATGGTAGTTGGTTAACTGTAATGAAAGATAATAAATTAGTTAAACAGGGTGGCGCATGGTATACATATGTATTTGAGGGGAATGATAAAGAAGAAATAAAATTTCAATCAAAAGATTTCATAGAAATGATGGAAACTAGGGATGAACTTCGTGCTGAAATATATGAAAAAATATGTGATAATATTATTACAAAGTATAAAAGTGGTAAGATAGATCCAGATACATTAGAAATAGATGAGTCAGAAGATGAATAACTATGAAAAAATTATACAAAGATATATTAGACGAAGTAAATAATACATCAAAACCAACTATAGACAGAAATCGTAATGATAGAGTTTTATTAATTGATGGATTAAATACCTTTATAAGAGCTTGGACGGTTACACCAACTATGAATGAAAATGGAGATCATATTGGTGGCATCACTGGGTTTTTAAATTCAATTGGATATGCTATTAGAGAATTAAATCCGACAAGAGTCATTGTAATATTTGATGGAAAGGGGAATTCTAATAGAAAGAAAAAAGAATACGAAGGTTATAAAGCAAATCGAAAGAAATCACGTTTTAGGGTGAACCGTCAATATCCTGAAATGATGAATGAGGAAGAAGAACATAAATCAATGGCAAGGCAATTATTTTGGTTAATTGATTGTTTGGATTATACACCTCTCACAACAATGATATATGAAGGTATCGAAGCAGATGACGTTATAGCGTATATATCCCGACAGATATTAGTGAATGGTGAAGAGTCCATCATCATGTCTTCAGATAAAGATTTCTTACAGCTGATTAATGATACCACATTGGTTTGGTCACCAACTAAAAAACTACTATATAATACGGATAAGTTATATAAAGAATATAATATATACCCAAAAAACATGCTATTATATAGAGTTTTAAACGGTGATAAATCTGATAACATTCCTGGTATACAAGGTGTAGGTTTGAAAACTTTACTCAAACGGATACCGGAAATTGGAGGTGATAAGAAACTCACAATAGATGAAATCATTGAGATATCAGAAAAACAAAAAGATGACTATAAGATATTTAAAAAAATAGCAGAATCGAAGAAAACATTAATAATGAATAAGAAATTAATGCAATTAGAAGATCCTGATATTGGTACAAAAAATAAATTAATGATTCGAGAACGATTTGATGAAACAATTAAAAATAAAGGTAAATTCGAATTTTTTAAGATAATGAATAACTATAAAATGTTACAGACATTTACAAACGCAAATGATTGGTTTAGAGAACTTTCAACAAGAATGGTTATATGAACAATGAACAAGATACGTTAAATAAATATGGAACTTCTTTTCAATTAAAAATCATATCTTCTTTATTAACAGATGTTAAATTAATTGAGTCGTTATATGAAACGATATCACCTAATTTCTTTGATTCCGATGCAGCAAAATGGATAGTAGAAACCATATTAGAATATTATGATGGTTATAAAAAGCTTCCAACGATGGATGTGTTTAAAGCTGAAATCACAAAGATAGATGATGAGATACTAAAGAAACTTATTGTAGATAACTTACGGACAATTTATACAAAAATTGGAACTGAGGATTTTGATTATGTGAAAAAGGAATTTACTGAATTCTGTTTTAATCAAAATATGAAGAAGGCAATTATCCACTCTGTTGATTTAATGAAGATTGGTAATTATCAAAAAATTAAAGAGTTAGTAGATACAGCACTAAAAGTTGGCGTAGAAAACGATTTAGGGCATGATTATATTGAAGATTTTTCGGAAAGAAATGAGGAAATAAATCGTACTACAGTTCCAACTGATTGGGAACTTGTTAATGATTTAATGGATGGTGGTTTAGGCGGTGGTGAATTGGGTGTTGTTGTTTCTGCTTCTGGTGGTGGTAAATCTTGGGTGTTATGTCACTTAGGAGCCGCTGCATTGAAACTGGGGTATGATGTCGTTCATTACACTTTGGAATTAAATGAGTATTATGTAGGTAAACGATATGATACTATTTTTACTGGAATACCTTCCACTGATTTGGAAGAAAAACAAGAGGATGTTTATAAAAAGATTAAGAACATTCCAGGTAAATTATTAATTAAATATTTCCCACCTAAAGGTATAACTTCACAGAGAATAGAACTACATATAGAGAAGTTAATAGCAAATGGTAATAAACCAGGATTGGTTATTATTGATTATGCAGATCTGTTATTATCAAAGGGAGGTCATATGGATTCAACATACGCAGAACAAGGTGGTATTTATGTGGAACTGAGAGGATTATCAGGATTATATCAAATCCCATTTTGGACAGCATCCCAAGCATCTCGTGGGGCTATAAATGAAGAATATATTCAAGCTGATAAGATCGCAGATTCATATGCAAAAGTTATGCATTCTGATTTTATTATATCACTATCTAGAAAGGCATCTGATAAGGTAAATGAAACTGCTAGGTTCCATATTATGAAGAATAGGTTTGGTCCAGATGGGTTAACGTTTCCTGCTAAGATGGATACGAATACAGGGATGATAGAGATATATGAGGGAAAATCTCCTGAAGGTATTATGGCTCAAAAGGAAGCATCTAACGGTGGAGAATCTATCGAAAAACAACATCTATATAAAAAATATTTAAATACAATTGGTACTGATAATGGATAACTATACACAGAGATGACACAAAATACTATACAATTACTACATGGGGATAACTATGAGTTATTAAAGGAGTTTGCCTGATAACTCTGTGGATAGTATCGTTACAGACCCACCAAATGGAACGGTATTAGATCCGTATATGGGATCGGGTAGTACAGGTAAGGCAGTCAAACGTCTTGGTGGTTTTTCATTTATCGGAATGGAAATGGAAGATGAATTTTTTGATATAGCAACGGCGAGGATTGAAAATGCAATGAAGGGAACCACTGAAATAATACCTAAAAAACAACAAGAAACCATAAATAAATTTTTTGATTTTTGAAAATAAAAAATCCATCATTAGAATTAAATTGGTTAAAGTTTCCAAAGGATATATCAATCCCTGATATCATCATAATCAGTGTAGATGAATATGATTTCGCAGGTGGATATTATTCACCTAATAAATATTCTGAAATATATGTGGATGGAAGAGAATATACAATGGAAAGAGGAATTTTACTTATAAGAGAAGATCAGAATGAAGCAACTATATCACATGAATTTAGACACCACCAACAAATGATAGATTTTGGGTGGAAATTGGACGAGTATGATTATGAGTTCAATACCGATAATGAATACAAAGATGCAATTATTGATTATTATACTGATAATATACCTGAATTGGATGCTTTACTTTATGAGGTTAAACACTCTCCAGATGAAACAAATTTAGAAGAATATGAGTGGGTTATAAAACATAATGAAAAACGAATACTATGAAATTAGCAATTATAGGTTCACTTGGATTCGACAATTATGATCTTTTGAAATCTACATTAGAACAATATAAAGATAAAATAACTGAAGTAGTTTCTGGTGGAACCAAAGGAGCAGATTCATTAGGAGACCGATGGGCAAATGAAAATGATAAGAATACTAATATTTTTTTACCTGATTGGGAAAAATACGGTAAGAGGGCAGGTTTCGTCCGAAATACAGATATAGTAGAAAATTCAGATGCTGTAATTGCATTTTGGGATGGAGAGAGTAAAGGAACACAACATTCATTTGGATTATGTGAGAAATCCAATAAACCGCTTAAAATTATTAGATATTAATACAAATTTACCTAACTTTCTACGTATTTCAAAAATACATATTTTTTTCTATAAAATCATCACACATATTAAAAATTAAAACTACTTATATACTCAAACGAAATTAAGAAACAAAAGAAAAGAATGAAAAAAATTGATTATGAAAAAGCGTTACACCTATCCGAAGAATATTTTAATGGCTCAAACTTAGAAGCTAGTGTTTTTTTAGATAAATACGCATTAAAAGATAATGAAGGTAATTTATATGAAGCAACTCCAGATGATATGCATCATAGGATGGCAAGTGAATTATATAGAATAGAACAAACGTATAAGAACGGTCGAACTTACGAAGAAATATACGATTCGTTAAAGGATTTTGGGTATTTAATACCACAGGGTTCACCAATGGCGGCTATAGGAAATCCATTTCAAGTAATGAGTTTATCTAATTGCTTTGTGGTTCAAAATACTGCAGATTCGTATTCAGGTATAATGAGAACCGATGAACATTTAGTTCACTTAATGAAACGAAGAGCAGGTGTTGGTACTGATATATCACATTTACGACCAGAAACTACACCTGTAAATAATGCTGCAAGAACTTCAACTGGTGCGGTATCGTTTATGGAACGATATTCAGATACTACTCGTGAAGTGGCTCAATCGGGTAGACGTGGGGCATTAATGTTGACTATTAGTGGATTACACCCTGATGTTGAACAATTTATAGATATTAAAGCAGATAAAAAATCAGTAACAGGTGCAAATGTTTCTGTTAGACAATACGATTCATTTTTACAAGCAGTTGATAGAGGTGATACTGAATTTATATTACACTGGCCTACTGATAAACCAGTAGAAGAAGCACAAATAACTAAGGTTGTTAACCCTCAAGAAATTTGGCATAAATTAATTTTTAATGTTTGGGATAATGCGGAACCTGGTTTGTTGTTTTGGGATACAATTCTCAGAGAATCTATTCCTGATTGTTACGCAGACCTCGGATTTAAGACAGTTTCAACAAATCCATGTATAGTTGGAGACACCATAATATCAGTTGCAGATGGTCGTGGAGATATAACAATAAAACAGCTTGCAGAAGAAAATAAAGATGTTCCTGTTTATTGTTATGATGAAAAGGGGAATGTTGTAATTCGGTATATGAGGAATCCAAGAATAACTGGATATGACGAGCCCATTTATAAAGTCACATTGGAAGATGGGTGGACTGAAAGAGTTACTGGCAATCATAAATTTATGTTAAAAAATGGAGAATATAAGGAAGCCAAAGATTTGGTATTTGGTGATTCTTTACAAGTTATGACAAAATATGAGGCATCATTAAAAGATATGTTCCCAGGTTCTAATAGTAAGTCACAAGATTATATTTGGATTAATAATGGTAATATTAGGGGGAGTAAATCAGAACATAGGATAATTGCTGAGTTTAATAATAATACTAAAATACCTAAAGGGCATGTTGTACATCATATCGACTATAATACAAGGAATAATAACCCAAGCAACCTTTGGATTATGAGTAAAGTTGCACACGATGAATTGCATTGTCAAGACATGATAGGTGATAAAAACCCATATCATAGAATGACTGATGATTGGAAGCGAAAGTTCAGTGAATCTGCTGGTGTGTTGAATGGTAACTATTCTGGTTATACAGAAGGAGATTTAAGAAAATCGGCATTAAAATTGACTGATAAATTAAACTGCCGATTTTCTATAAAAGAATGGCGAGAACATGCTAAAAGTGTGGGTATGCCACAACATTTTAGTGGGTGGAGACAGAAACAATTAAATGGTAATGTTATATCATTGGCAAAATGGGCGGCCAAGGAATTGGGCTTGGAAAAATATAGTGATGTTGATCCCAGATTGGTAAAAACATATCATAGAATGTTGGATGAGGGATACGATGCTGAAATTGTGGGTAACCAAGTTATTATAACAAAACAATGTGAATGCTGTGGTACGGAAATAAAACATAAGCATCAACAAAGAGAGGTATCATTGTGCTCTACCAAATGCCATAACATTCAAATGCATTCTAATACTGATATCAAAGCTAGAATAAAATCAACAAGAACAAAAACTGAAAACGAGAGAAAAGGGAAAGTTGCTAATGAACAAGTGAAAATATATTCAGATTTAAAGTTTAAATTGGGAAGGATACCAATGTTGAAAGAATGGATACTTGAATGTAAATCTCTAAACGTGTCATCTGAAATTGGTAGAAAGTCTTCCCCAATAGAAAATTTCAATAAATTGAAAGAAATGGCAATGAATTATAATCACAAAGTTGTTTCTGTTGAACTTGACGGGACTGAGGATGTTTATAACGGGACTGTTGATGAATTTCATAATTTTTTCATAGGTGGATTTGAAACAAAAACAACTAACGAAAAACATAAGAGCTTATATATCAATAACTTGCAGTGTGGTGAGATCACTCTTTGTGATAGAGATAGTTGTAGATTATTGGCAGTGAACTTATTTAAATTTGTTGTTAATCCGTTTACGGAAAACGCATATTTTGATTGGGATAAATTTGATGAACAAGTAGTATTAGCAATGAGATTAATGGATGATATCATTGATTTAGAATTGGAAGCCGTACAAAAAATTATAAATAAGATTAAAGCAGATCCTGAGCCAGATGATATTAAATGGGTAGAATTAAATTTATGGGAAACCATCAAAGAAAAAGCTGAACAAGGTAGAAGAACTGGATGTGGAATTACTGCACTTGGTGATATGGTTGCAGCAATTGGACTTACATATGGTAGCGATGAATGTAACGATTTTGTGGAAGATTTAATGATGAGAAAGAAACATAAAGAATATGAATCTTCCATCATACTTGCAGAAGAAAGAGGAGCATTCCCAATTTGGGATCCAGAAAGAGAAATTAATAATCCGTTTTTATTACGATTGAAAAGTGAAAATGAAGAATTATGGAACAGGCTACAAAGATCGGGAAGACGAAATATAGCAATATCTACGATAGCCCCGACTGGGACAGTTTCTTTAATGACACAAACATCGTCTGGAATTGAAAACGTATTTTCTATTGTATATTTCCGTTCTAAGAAGGTCAATCCAAATGATGCAAACGTAAGAGTTGATTACACTGATGAAATGGGAGATTCTTGGCAAGAGTTTCCAGTATTTCACCCAACATTTAAACTATTTTTAAAAATAAATGGATTATCAGAGGATGAAATTATTAATTTAACAAAAGTTGAGGCGGATGAGTGGATTAGAAAATCACCATATCATGGTACAACCGCAAATGATGTAGATTGGGTCAAAAAGGTAGAAATGCAAGGACGGGTTCAAAAACATATAGATCACTCTATATCAGTAACCGTAAACTTACCAAAAGATATATCAGTAGATGTAGTAAATGATGTATATATGACAGCTTGGAAAAGTGGTTGTAAAGGAATAACAGCATATAGAGATGAATGTCGAACAGGTGTATTAAATACTACATCAAAGAAAGACAAACAAGTAGGAATTGTTCACTCTGATGCACCTAAAAGACCTAAATCGTTATATTGTGATGTTTATCACACTGTAGCAAAGGGTGAACAGTGGACAGTATTTGTGGGTATAATGAATGAATTCCCATACGAAGTATTTGCTGTAAAGGGTAAATATGGAAAACATAAAGATGTAGGTGAAATGGTAAAAATTAAATCAGGACACTATAACTTTGTAAATGGTGGAGTTGAAGATAACATTACTGAAACAAATACAGATGAAGAAGTTGCTATAACAAGATTGATCTCTACTTCATTACGACATGGGGCGAAGATAGATTTTGTCGTTGAACAATTAGAAAAAGCAGAAGGATCTATTGTTTCGTTTAGTAAAGCTATTGCAAGACAATTAAAGAAATATATAGATACTACAAGAGCAGAAAAATTAATAAAAGATAATCCATTGGATTGTCCTAACGATGGTGATGATTGCCAAATCGAATATGCTGAATCGTGTTTGATTTGTAAAACGTGTGGCACAAGTAAATGTGCTTAAAGATGAAAATAAAAATGAAAATAAAAATTGATTTTAATCAAAAAAAATAGTATATTAAGTTATGAATAATATAATAGTATTAAAGTTTTGGGCGGAATGGTGTTCGCCTTGTACCGCATTAAAAAGAGTAATTGACGAAGTGAGAGATGAATTCCTACCGAAAGGTGTACAATTTCAATATGTAAATATAGATACTGATCCTGATACCACTACTCAATACGGAGTTCACTCTGTTCCTACTGTTGTGATAGTAAGGAACGGACAAGAATACGGAAGGTTTATAGGACTTCAATCAAAAGATGTATACAGAAACGCAATCAAATCTTCACTAAAATAACTGTTACACAATAATCATTATGGCACTAAAGGGTGAACTACATCCAAATTCCAAGCTGACAGCAGATCAAGTATTGGAAATACGTAAGCTTTCAAAACAAGGATTTACTCATCGAGTCATTGCCAAAAATCATAATATATCTACTTGGAATGTAAAATCTATTGTAAAAGGTAAAACGTGGAAGCATCTTTTAGTAGATAACTTACATAATGTAGATGTTAATGAATTAATTGAAGATGAGTTTATTATAGAATTAAATAGCAACTCACCACCTAATCAATTATCATGTACAAAAATTGATGAAAATGAACTTAATAAATATAAAAATAAATAAATAAATGTACAAAAATGTATACTACGATAGAAGATCAAGCACTATACATCTATGGGATGATTATGAAGGATACGCCCATTTTAAATTTAGACCTTATGGATATGTTAAAGATGATAACGGAGAGTACGAATCAATATATGGTGATAAGTTATCAAAAATAGCCTACCCGAATAAAGATGAACATAGTGAATTATTTGAATCAGATGTTCAACCAATTACTCGCACACTTATTGATTTATACACAGAATCAGATGAATTATCTGAAGGAAATGTAGTTTTAACGTTTGATATTGAGGTTGAAATGGATACTGGGCTACCAAATCCAATGGAAGGTAACAATGAGATTACTGCGATTGGTGGACATGATTCTTTATCAAATGAATATTTTGTTTATATTTTAGATAAAGAGCAATTATTGACTGAACGGTTTACTGAAATAGATGGTAGAACTGTTCATATCAAACCATTTAATAATGAGAAAAACTTATTACAAACATTTATTAATAAGTATCAAGAAATTAATCCTGATATAATTACTGGATGGAACATTGATTTCTTTGATGTTCCTTATCTATATAATAGATTGAGAAATGTTTTAGGGGAGAGGCAAGCTAATAATTTATCGCCAATCGGAGTAGTTAATTATCATAAATTCAGAAAAGTTTATCAGATTGCAGGTGTATCATGTTTAGATTATATGATGTTGTATAAAAAATTCACATATAATGAATTAGATAATTACCGATTAGATACAGTTGGAAAATTGGAAATTGGAAAAGGTAAGATTGAGTATGAAGGTTCGTTAGATGATTTATTTAAAAATGATATTAATAAATTTATTGAATATAACTTAGTTGATGTTGACATTGTAGTAGGATTAGATAAAAAGTTAGATTTTATAGATTTGGCAAGAGGTATATGTCACATCGGTCACATTTCGTATGAAGATATTGTTTTTTCATCTAGATATTTAGAAGGTGCAATTTTGACATATTTGAAACGAAAGGGAAAGATTGCCCCTAATAAAAAATATCAAGCATATGAAGAAGATACTGTTAAATTCACTGGTGCTTTTGTAAAACAACCTATTCCGGGTAAGTATGATTGGATATTTGATTTAGATTTAACTTCCTTGTATCCGTCTATTATTATGAGTTTAAATATAAGTCCAGAAACCAAAATGGGAGTGATTCAAAATTTTGATCTAGAAAAATATTTGAAAGAAGAAGATAATGATTATGAGTTAAATGGACAACCGGTTACCGTATCTGAGATTCAACAACTATTAACTAAATTTAATTTTTCAATATCGCCAAATGGTGTTATTTATGATTTAGATAAAGAAGGATGTATTCCTGATATATTAAATACTTGGTTCGGAACTAGAGTAGAATACCGAAAATTGGAGAAAAAATATGGTAATTCTGGAGATGAAGAGAAGTATCAATTTTATAAGAAACGTCAATTAATTCAAAAAATTCTACTCAATTCTCTGTACGGTGTACTTGGATTGCAGAACTGGCGATTTTTTGATTTAGATAATGCTGAAGCTGTAACCACTACTGGTGTAGAAGTAATAAAGGCAACTGCTAAAGCCGCATCCAGAAAATATAGTAAAGAATTAGGTAATCAATTCTTTTTGGATATGGATAATGGTACAACAATTAAAATGTATTCTAATAATGTAGTAAATGTAAAACGTAATAACGTACTTTTAACTATACCCGCCAGTGAATTAGAAGATGGTGATGATTTAATTTTACCTAAAACTTAATAATTATATAATATAATTACGGGAAAAAGATAACCAACGGAGAATGAATATTGTTAATGAATTAAATTGTAAATTTATAGAAATTAATTATAAAGGAAAAATAAAAGTATATGAAAATAAATAAAATTAGACGTAACGAGGGCGTCAATGTCGATATAGATAATATGAATCATATTATATATGTCGACACCTGATTGATTCCATATTTGTCTCAGCAGTTCCACTTTTAAATCATAGATATCCAGATTGGAAATCATTAGATGATGATAAGATTGCAGAAAAAGTAAATGAAATAGCTTCAGAATTTCAAGAATATTTAAATAATTTTTACAATATCATGTCTACGAAAATGTTTAATGCACCAGATCATAGATTTGAAATAAAAAAAGAATACGTATCAAAGGCTGGATTTTGGGTAGCAAAAAAGAGATACGCACAATGGATCATATCAGATAATGGAATTCCAGTTGAAAAATTAGATGTAAAGGGATTGGATACTGTAAGATCATCATTCCCAATGGCATTTAGAGAATTTATGTCAGAAATACTAATTGGTATATTAAACGGTGAAGATGAAGAACTATTATCAGGTAAAATAAGCCATTTTAAAAATAAATTACCAGAGCTGGGAATATTGGAAATATCAAAAAGTACGGCAGTGAAAAATATGACTAAATATTTACCTGAAGGTAAGCAAGGTTCACTGTTTAATTTTAAAAAATCAACTCCCGCTCACGTTAAAGCAGCAATTGCTTATAACCAACTATTAATACATTTTAAATGTGCATATAAATATCCACCGTTCAAAGATGGTGATAAATTAAAGTGGGCTTATTTAAAAAACAATCCATTTGGATTGAGTGCACTTGCCTTTTCCGGAGATGAAGATCCCGATGAAATAATGGATATTATTCAAACGTACATAGATTATGATAAAATATTCGAAAGAGAATTATTATCAAAATTCACTGATTTCTTTTCTGCATTAGGATGGAGAAGTGTAATCTCACATCAAAACAAAAGTAAAGAATTTTTTAGTTTTTAAAATGAAAAATAAATTGACAATTAATATATTTTTTTGTATATTATAATATATAAACTTAAATAACATAAAAATGAACAAACAAAAATTAGAAGGTTTTATTAATAGATATTCACTTGGCGGCGAAGTAGATTCTGTAGTGATTAAATCAACAGATGATTCGTTAACAGTCCGAATGATTTCAGATGATAAAAGTTTATTGGGTGAAGTATCAGCGGCAAATATAGAGTTTCCAAATGGTTCATTTGGCATTTATACCACATCTCAACTAAAACAATTCCTTACTGTATTAGATGATGAAATCACAGTAAAAGAAACACCTGGAAGCTTACAATTTTCAGATAATTTATCTAAAATAAATTACATGTTGGCATCGGAAATAGTTATTCCAGATGTTCCTGCTTTAAAGGAACTGCCAGAATTTAATATTGAAGTTACACTAGGAGCAGATGTGGTAAATAGATTTATTAAATCTAAAGGCGCTTTAACTGAATCAGATACGTTTACATTTGTTTCCAAAGGAGAAAAATCTGAAATTATATTGGGATATTCTACAGTGAATACAAATAGAATTTCCTTACAAGTAACAGCAAAAACAGATGGTGATGTTTCCCCAATCTCTTTTTCTGCTAGATATTTAAAGCAAATTCTAATGGCAAACAAAGATTCTTCATATTCCGTATTAAAAATTTCAACGGATGGGTTGGCGTATGTTTCATTTAGCGATAGTGAATATAAAAGTAGTTATTATTTAGTTCAAATTCAATAGTAGATAGTAACTATCCAAAAGTAAAGATTAATATGGATGTAGTAAGATTAAATAAATCTACATATAAAGATTGGTTTTTGAAAAAACATTATTTAAAACGAATGCCATTTTCAATTGCCTTTACTTTTGGATTAGTTATTGATTCTAAATTAGAAGGGATTTGTGCATTTTCATATCCAACTGGTTCTTTTGATTTTTCAACCTCTGTATATGAATTGAGTAGAATGGTGTTAAATGATGAACTTAAAAAGAATACCTTATCTTGGTTTTTGTCTCAATCATTAAAACAAATTAATGAACCATCGGTAGTTGTTTCATACGCTGATGAAAATCAAGGACATTATGGTTACATATATCAAGCTACAAATTGGTTATACACTGGATATTCATCTGCTGAAAAACTCATGTTTGTGAATGGAAAGAAAATTTCTAGAAGATCAGTTCATGATATCTACGGAACATCATCTATTCCTAAATTAGTAGAAATGGGAAAATATAGTTGAGACAAAAGACCAAGTTGGGAAGCATAGATATTTTCAAGTAACAGGTACAAAATCGGATAGACGAAGATTAAAAACAGAAATTTCTGAATTATATGAAATTTTGCCATATCCCAAAGGAGAAAATAGTAGATATGATGCGAGTTATGATCCAGACCATACTGTTATGATAAACAAATTTTTTTAAAAGGAACTATGATAAAATATAACGAAGAGCAATTAGTTAAAAATTACGAACGATTTCTTGAATTTATAAAAAAGGCATTTTCAAATGATGAAGAACGCTTAAATAAATTATTACATATGTATTCAATGGATGAATTAGGAGAAGAAATGATGTTTGCGCCCTCAAGTGGTAAAGCTCATTTTCATTCCGCTTATGTAGGTGGATATATGGATCACGTTTTAAATGTATGTAAGAATGCATATAACATTAAAAAAATGTTTGCGGATGGTGGTGGAAACATTAATTTTACAGATGAAGAACTGTTTTTCGCAGCACTTCACCATGATTTAGGTAAAGTTGGTGATGGTGAAAAACCTCACTATATAGAACAAACATCGGACTGGCATAGAAAGAATCAAAATTCATTATTTGTAGTTAACCCTGAATTACACTGGATGGATGTAACAGATAGAGCCTTATGGTTATTGAATCAATATGGTATTAAATACAGTCAAAAAGAAATGTTAGGTATTAAATTGGCAGATGGGTTATATAATGAATCAGCAAAATCATATTATATTAACTATTCTCCAGGTGGATTTCTTAAAACGGAGTTGCCGTATATTATTCATTGGGGGGATATAATGAGCTGTAGAATTGAATTGGCCGAATATGAAAGAACGAAGAGTAAATGAAAGTAGAGGGAAAAAAATATTGTGATACAGATAAAGTTAAAGTTTCGCTTATAAATAAAAATATAGCTAAAGATTTAATAGTAAAATATCACTATACTCATTATTGGAGTGCTTGTAGATACGCAATTGGTATTTATTATGAGGAAGATGAAGAAGATATACTTGGTAACAATGATACCTTAGTTGGTTGTGCTATATATGGCTTTCCAGTAGGGCAAAGGCACCAACATCTATTTGTGACGGTCTTACGAAAGATAATGTATTAGAATTGACTAGGTTGTATATTCACGATGGATATGGAACAAATATTGAATCTAATGCATTGGCAAAAACTTTCCGATGGATAAAAGAAAATGATGAAAACATCAAAGTTTTACTTAGTTACGCAGATAATGGACAAGGTCATTTAGGTGGAATCTATCAAGCTACGAATTGGATTTACCAATCTACTTCAGATGAAATAGCACTTATGCCCAATTATGGAATATCTTTACAGAAAGATCCATACAAATGGATTCATTCCAGAACGGTATATACAAAATGGGGAAGTTCAAATTTAGAACATTTGAAACATGAAATCGGAAAAGATGGCTATAAAGAATTTTGGAGAAGAATGGAACCGCCTAAACACCGATACATTCAAATACTAGCACAATCAAAAGCTGAGAAGAAAAATTTACACAAACGATTAAAGCATGATATATATCCATACCCAAAGGATGTAGATAAATTTATGCCAGATATAGAACACCACCTTACATATTCACCTGATTCTGATTTTAAGCAGAATTATTGGTAAGTAATGTATTGATTTTTAAATTAAATAAATAATGAAATATTGGGATAGTATAGATTATAATAATAGTAAAAAAATATTAGTAATACCAAATATTACTAATTCATCTAATATTGAAAAGGATTCATTTGTAGATGTTATCTATAACCATATTAAAGGTTTAGAGCTATATGGTGATTATTTTTGGCATATTATAATGCCCACTGGCAATGTAAGTAAAAAGCTAAACTTAGGAAATGTGAAACAACATCAAATGGATATTCCAGGTGATATGATGAATCAAAGATCATTTCCTGATGATAAATTGGTAGCTTTATTGCGTGATGTAGATTATGATATTATTTATTCTCATTTACCAGATTGGACACAAGTTGGGAGATATAAAAAGCACATGGATACATCAATAATCGGATATTGTCATTGGTGGGAAACATCGGTTGCAAATGGGCCTGATAATCGACCAGGGAAACCAAAATGGTTATGGTTGCCTGTTGAATTATTAGGTGTATCTCAAATGGAAACGTGTTATTTAAATACATTAGATCAAAAGAATCGTGTTTTAAAAGAAGCTGGAGAAATATTTAATAAATCGTTTGTACAGAAATTAGATTCTATTTTACAAGTTTGGAATTTAGGAGTTCAAGAAAATAAGATTATTGAAACTCCATCAACTGATAAGCGAAATATTATTGTATTTAATCACCGAGCTGCAGGGTATAAGGGATATCCTAAATTTTTAAAATTAATGAGAGAGTATAGAGAACGGCGTGATGATTTTGTAGTTTGGATTCCACAATTAAATCGTAAGTCTCCTGAAAATTGGATAGATAATTCCAAATCACCAAAACAAGAATACTACAAAAGGTTACAGGAATGTAAAGTAGGTGTTCAAATGCGACAAACAAATTACGGATGGTCGGTATCTGCTACAGATTGTCTTATGAACGGTACACCTATGATTTATCAGGAATCGTTATGTTACAGAGAAATTGAACCAGACGGTTTATTTTTTTAATACAAATCAGACCTTTTTGATGCGTTGGACAAAATATTAGATAACGATAGTTATAGACAAGAGCGTGAACAAATGAGTTTAAAAAGAGCCAAAGAACTATCTAAAAATGAAAGTATAATGTTAAAAAAATTACATGAAAAATTCAGTGAACGATAACTATGATAGGAAATAATAATTTTTGGGATAATGGTGATGATTTTGATGATGGTGAATTTAACTTTGAAGTAGAAAAAAAGAAGTTTATAGAAAATATGGACTATCTTTATAATATGAGTGTAGAGGAACAAACTCTTTATAAAAAATGGGAAGAGTGGAACAAAGATTTAAAATCATCATATTCAAAAAAATCTCAATTGGCATTAAATTATGATCAATTATGGATGCCGAAAGATATTTATAACGTTGATGTAACATTAAAAGAAATAGATGAATTAGAACCATTTGTAGAATATATAGAAAATTCTGATGATGCGACTCAATGGGTTGAAGTAAGGAAACTAATTCATACAATGGCATATGTAGCTAATCCTGGTAGAAATCTAAAATTTAATGTTCGTGATAAAAAAACTAATAAAATATTAGGACAAATTTCAGTTGGTTCTGATGTAACTTCACTTGGAGTAAGAGATGCTTATATTGGATGGTCGCGTGATGATAGATTTAAAAAAGGTAAATTAAACAATACTGCTATTGCAACAACTATAGTTTCTACACAACCATTGGGATATAATTTTTTAGGAGGTAAGTTAATTGCGTGTATGGCAACATCTCCAGTTGTAAGGGATGCATGGGAAAGTAAATATGGTGATAGATTAATAGGAGTTGGTACTACTTCTTTATATGGAGTTCATTCACAGTATAATGGTATACCACATTTTAAAACTCTAGGTGAAAGTAAAGGCAAAATTAGTATCAAACCTGATGATTCTGTATACGAACCTTGGCATCAATGGTTAAAAAAGCATAGAGCAGATGATTATGAGAAAAAGATCACAAATGAACGTATCCGCAACGGTAAAAGTATGGGAACGGGAGAGGGTGCATCTGGCCCAGTTAGTGGTATTAAACAGCGAATATTAGGTATGATATTTAAAGAATTAGGAATCAAACAATCAGAGTACCACCATGGATTTAAGCGTGGTGTATATTTAGCAATGATGTATGATAACGGTAATGAATTTTTACGAGATGAAATACCTGAAGAAGATTTAGTGATGAAAACTAAATTTAAAGAAGGTGATGAATACTCTTTGAAATGGTGGAAGAAAAAAGCTAAAAGGCGATACCTAAAATTAATTGAGGACGATAGAATAAAACCTGAGTTATTATGGTATCTTCCGATCATAGGTATGGATTGGGAAACTGCCAAGAAAAAATATATCAAAGAAGTGGGTAGATAATTAAAAATAAAACATAATGAAACGACTAAATTTTATTAAAACAATGGCAATACTACCATTTGGGGTTACGCTACCTAAGTGGATTAGTATTGATAATGTAGAAACTCTGACCGAATTTGAACGATGTAAAACAGATATTACGTATTTTGTAGAGAATTATATGAAAATACAAACTGTTGAAAATGGACTTATACCGTTTAAATTATATCCGTTTCAAAAAGAGATACTACAATCATTGGTATCAAATACTAAACATATGATATGTTCAGCAAGGCAAATGGGAATGGATAATTTATTAACAGTATATTCAATTCATAGTATGTTTTTTAATGATAACTTTACTACTATAAATTTTTCAGTAAATAGACATATAGAACAAAAAAATAAAGATAGATTTTTTCAAAATTTAAATGAACTATATGCGTTAAATTCATCCATCCCCGTATTACCTAATCAGCGAGATCTTAAATTTAGTAACGGTTCTTATATAAAGTATACTAACGTTACAACAGATAAAAAAATAAAATCAATAAAACCTTCTCTGATCATATCTAATGATTTCGCATTTAATAATCGCCAAGAAGATATATATCAGTACATGAGATTAGTTCCAAGTGCAAAAATTATCATACAATCGACTCCTAATGTAAAACAAAACTTATTTTATAAATTATGGAAAGAGGAAAATCAATTTAAAAAGCTAAAATATGATTGGAGAGATCATCCTGAACGAGATGAAGAGTGGTTATCTTATAAAAAAAAGACCTACGCATTTGATGAGAATCTTTTCAACAGTGAAATAAATGGAAACTTTAAAGAAGAATAATTATGACAGATCCAGGATTATATAAAAAATATACTATAAAAAGAACAGACGGTACATCAATAGATCCAACAGACCACTATTTTGTATTAAAAGTAAAAGGTAGTGGTGATGACAGACATATAGATGCTTGTAGAAAAGCAATACTTGTATACGCAGAAGAAATTAAAGATCACATACCTGAATTGGCACAAGATATAATGTTCAGATATGGATAATATATACAATACAGATTTGGCAAAACAAATACAACAATCAGGTTCGGAAACGATCAAAGATATGTTGGATGTACTTGATAGAATATCTACAGGTAAGGGAATATGCTCATCATATGAATATGATACAGCACCAACAGAGAAAGAATTGGCAACAAAATTATTAACTAAGATAAAAAATGAAATTAAAAATAAAACGACTTGAAAGTGATGCAGTAATTCCAAAATACGCAAAAGAAGGAGATGCTTGTTTTGATTTGGTAGCTACCAGTTATCATACAACTGATAAATTTATTGAATATGGAACGGGATTGGCATTTGAAATTCCCGAAGGGTATGTGGGATTGATATTTCCAAGATCATCTGTAACGAAAAAGGATTTAATGTTAAAAAATTCTGTAGGAGTTATTGATTCAGGATATCGTGGTGAAGTTGGTTTTCGTTATTGGTTCACAAAAAAAGCGGAATATGTTGGAGCTGATGGTATTCATATGGTTACAACGGCAGAACCTGAAATATATGAAATTGGTGATCGTATTGGTCAAATGATGATACAACCTATACCAACTGTGGAATTTGTAGAAGTGGATGAATTAACTGAAACGGATAGAGGAACAGGTGGATATGGACATACCGGAAATTAATTTAAATATTACAACAAGGAAAATAGAAGCGAAAACCCGAAAGTTACCATCACATATTAGTTTATATTTTGACGATGAATATATGACACAGGTCATGTATGATAATACAGTGTATACCGAACAAGATATTATAGACCAGTTGGAAAACGATAAAAAGACAGGTGAACTTAAACATCCAAACATTTATTACTATGGAGACGATGACGAATAAATATGAAACAGTATATGGGATATATGAGGGATCTGTGTTTGAAGGCGGTAGCATAACTTCAATTGTATATCGTGATATAGATGATGCAGTATCTATTGCAGTAGAGTTAGTTAATATATACCAACAAGAAGATGATAATGTGTACGAAGATGATGATGAAATGCCTGAACTTCCCTATAAATGGGAAAAGAACGATGACTACACGTGGACAAATGGATTAACAGAAGTATGTGTACTTGAATTAAAAGTGAAATAATTATGACAGATGATAAAATAATATTAGAATGTTTGTGTGGAACGGAATTATTACAAGTACAATATGATGAGGAAATGAATTCATATTATCTTGCAATCTTCGAACGATTTAGTCACCGAAGTTGGAAAAACAAAATCCGACATATTTGGCATATAATTCGTTTTGGTGAACCGTATGAAGATCAAATGATTATTGATAGAGATATTATGTTGAAATTAGTTAAATTTTTACAAAACGATGAAAAATAAAGAAAAAAATACAATTAAATAAACCTGCTGGGTTTGATTATGGATTTTTACATAGTCATCCAGCATTGGAAAACAAATTACATATTGAAAATGAGCATGTAATTGTAGATAGGGACGAGTGGTATAAAGTTATATCATATCTTAATAATAATAGAAGTATTAAAGAAGAAATTATAAAACACAATAGGATACTAATATGAGTTTTTTTGAATTAGAAGAGGAATCAATAAACAGTAAAAATTCTTTATGGACTGAACGTTATAGACCAGAGAGATTAGAAGAGTATATAGGTAATGTCCATTTGAAAGAAAAGTTCGCTAGTTATTTAGAAGATGGAGATATTCCACACTTACTTCTACATGGTAGAGCTGGAAGTGGTAAATCTACAGCAGCCAAAATGTTGGTAAACACTATTAAATGTGACAGTTTGTTCATCAACGCATCAGATGAAAATAACGTGGATACAATTAGAAATAAAGTAAAAGGATTTGCCTCTACAATGGGATTCAATCCATTGAAAATAATTGTATTGGATGAGGCAGATTATATATCAGCTAGTGGACTGGCAGTTCTTCGTAATTTAATGGAAACATTTTCATTACATACAAGATTTATATTGACGTGTAATTATATAGAACGAATTATAGAACCTATACAATCTAGATGTCAGGTATTTGAAGTTGTGCCACCATCTAAAAAGGAAATTGCAATTCATATGTCAAAGATATTACAAAAAGAAAAGGTACAGTTTAAACCTACAGATTTAGTACCTATTATTGATAATGCATATCCTGATATTAGAAAGGTTATCAATACTTGTCAATTATCCACATCAAAGGGAGTACTAAAAATTGATAAATTTACTGTACATGAGGGTGATTATAAAAATAAGATTTTGGATATACTTAAACAAAAGGATATACCAAGAAATAAATTCATAAATATCAGGAAAACTATAGCTAATGCAAGGTTAATGGATTTTACAGACATGTATAGATTTTTATATGATAAAATAGAGGATTTCTGTCCAGTAAAAATGGAATTTCTAGTTATTCTCATATTAGCAGAATCACAGTACCAAGAAGCATTAGTCATAGATAAAGAAATCCAGTTTATGGGATGTATAACAAGAATATTAGATATAATAAAATAACATTATGGGAAAAATACTAGACTTAGGAAAAGGAAAGAAACCACAAAAAGATCAACAAAAACAACCACCAAAGGTGAGTGTTAAACAATCAAAATCAGTGGAATGTAAGGAATGTCAACATGATATTTATTTAAACGCGGTTCATTTACGAAAGATACCAAAGGTAATTACCGCAACACCGCAAGATGTACTAATTCCTGTAGAGGTATTTCTTTGCGCTCAATGTGGAACGTTGAATACAGATTTACTACCTGCTGAATTAAGAGAATTCTTTGAATAATAATGGATAAAACTAAAAAAAAGCAAAGCTTATTTGATCATTTAAAAGCAATCACGTCGATTCAAGATCCTGACTATTTTAATAAGATTTCAGTTGAATCGAAAAAAACATGGAGTAATTTTATGTTACTTCGTTTCTTATCAATGAATGACGAGTTACATCCAATTGTAATTGATTTTCAGCCGTTGGTTCAAGAATTAGAACCAGAGTTATTTTATAAAATATTCATTGGAATAATACCAAAGAGAAATTATTATAGTAAATATATTAAAGGTGATAATGATAACAAATACGAAAAATGGTTAGTTGAATTGTTAGCAAAAGAGTTTCAAGTTTCTCAATTAGAAGCAGAAGACTACTTAGATATATTATATTCAACAAAGGATGGAAAGGATACCATACAACATATTTGTGAAAAGTATGGAACCGATCCTAAAGAAATTAAAAAGGTATTAAAACAAAGGAAAAAATGAGTGATGGAATGAGTGATACTAACAGAGATTTAGATATTCAAGAAGCATATAGAGATTTATTTACCTTTATAAAGATATATGATATCGAACAATCTCCAACTTCTAAGCGAAATTTAAGAGAACATTTAGAATATATGCTAGGATTAGGTAGAGGATACTTTTCTTCAATAGATAAGAAAAAAGTAGATAATTTATTAGAACAATTGGAATCATCTGATGATTATGTAAAGGTCAATATCCTATAAAAACTATTGACATTTTCTAATAAATTTGTTATATTGAAGGGTAATCCTATTATTAATATAAGAGAAATAAAAGTAAATAGAGAGAATATCAAGGATTGGTCTAAAGTTGTTGATATTACAAGAATCAGATGATTTAGATATAATTTTATCTACACTAATATATTTATGAGTAAAAAAGAAAGAACAAAGGTAGTTTCGTATTCACAATTTTCAATGTACTCAAATTGCCCAAGACAATATAAACTGAAGTATATTGATAAATTATCAAAGAAAGAATCTTCTATACATTTGATCTTTGGTTCTAGTATGCATGATACTGTACAAACTTATCTAACCAAGATGTATGAGAGTTCTAAGAAGAGTGCGGATATGTTAAATTTAGACGCAATGTTAATGAAAGCATTGGTGGATAACTTTAAAAAAGAAAAAGAAAAATCTATAGATAACCTAAATCCTTGCACTCAATTGGAATTGGAAGAGTTTTATGGACAAGGTAGGCAAATCTTAAAATGGTTTAAATCAAACACTTCTAAGTTTTATAAGAAAAGAGGGTATGAGTTAGTAGGAATCGAATTAAAATTAGATAATCAACTAAAAGAAGGTTTACAGTTCTTAGGTTTTATTGATGTTTGTATTAGAAATAAAGAAAAAGATATATATACAATTATAGATTTAAAAACATCTACATGGGGTTGGTCACATTGGGAGAAAAATGATAAGATCAAAACTTCTCAAATGCTGTTGTATAAGAAGTTCTATGCTGGAAAATTCGATGTATCGCTAGATAAAATTACAGTTGAGTATCAAATACTAAAAAGAAAACTAAAAGATACAGGTTGGTCTAATCCAAGAATTTCCAGATTCGTTCCATCTCATGGTACACCTTCCACTAATAAAGCATATAAAGAGTTTATGAATTTTGTAGATGACGTGTTTAACGATGATGGCTCATATAAAGATCAACCATATAGAAAAACGCCTGGAGAAAAGCAACGCAATTGTAAATTTTGTGAGTTCTTAGGGGTTCATTGTGATGGAAAGGTAGAGCAAACTCCTGATTTTAATAAATGGACATGAAAATAAACAATAACACTATATAAAAATAAATGAAGATGAAGGTAACAAAGGAACAAATACAACGAGAAGTTGATAATGTAGTAAATGCTTTGACTGAATTATCAAAAAAGATATTCAGATTGGGCAATGGTTTTATACAAATATGAATAACTCAAATCTTAGGATTGAAAGGATTGATTTTAAAATAACAGAATCACCTAAAGAAATCAAAGAAAAAATTGAAGATGTTACTTATGATGAAAATTTTTATAGTTTTCTTGCTGATATTAATATGGATAATATAAAATGAAACTGAGAAATATTTTAGATATTATATTTGAAACGGTTAATAAGAGAACGTACGGATGTGCGATGTTGTATTTTAAATTTCCGAAAATAACGGAATTACATAGTTATATAGAAGAAGAAGATTTACTAACAAAAGAAGTAGAACCGCATTGTACGTTGTTATATGGATTGCATGATAATGTTTCATTAGATTCAATTAAAAAAATAGTATCGAAGTATGAATTTGGTAAATGTACAATAAATAATATATCATTATTTGAAACTGATGAATACGATGTATTAAAATTTATCGTTTCAGGTAAAAGTATATATGAATGTAATTCCGATTTAAAAAAACTACCACATACTAATCCATATGATGAATACAATCCACATTTAACAGTGGCTTATTTAAAAAGTGGAACAGGAAGTAAATATGTTAAGTTATTCAATGAAAAGAAAATAAGAGAGTTCACAGTAGATCCTACATATATTATATATTCTACTACAGATAAAGTAAAATTTAAAATAGATTTATAAATAGTTATGAGCAAAAAATGGAAAGTAGGAGAAATCCGAAACGGTTATGAAGTTCTACCAAAAGAAAAAAGAAAGAAGTTATTAATACTCGCCGATGATTTAAGATTACACTCTGGTGTAGCAACAATGACTAAAGAGTTTGTATTAGGTATTGTTCATCATTTTAACATCATTCAATTAGGAGCAGCAGTAAAACATCCTGAACAAGGAAAGGTTTTTGATTTAAGTACTGATGTAAATACACAAACTGGATTAGAAGATAGTTCAGTTAGAGTTATTCCTTGGGATGGTTATGGAAATCCAACAATATTACGCCAGCTATTAGATTCAGAGAAACCTGATGCTCTTATTCACTTCACAGATCCCAGGTATTGGATCTGGTTATATCAAATGGAACATGAAGTACGAAGAATATGTCCAATTATATTTTATGCTATTTGGGATAATGTTCCTGACCCAGAATGGAATAGACCATATTACGCTTCTTGTGATCATATAGCGTGTATATCCAAACAAACGTATGGAATTGTAAAGAGATTAACACAGAATTATGAAACTCCATTATACCCGAAACTAGAAGATTGGCAAATATCACACGTACAGCATGGAGTAAATCAGAATATATACAAACCACTAAGTTCAACTGATATTGACTTGAAACTTAAAAGAAGTGTGTTAGGTGATAAAGATTATGATTTTATTGTATTTTGGATGAATCGAAATATCAAGAGAAAACAACCATCTGATGTAATATATAGTTATAGATTATTTTGCGACTCATTACCAAAAGAAAAAGCAGACAAATGTGTATTATTAATGCATACAAATCCGACTGATAATAATGGTACTGATTTATATGCGGTGAAAGATGCAGTATGTCCAGATTATGATGTGAAAATCTCAACAAATAGATTGAAACAGGAAGAATTAAATCAACTTTATAATCTTTCTACCGTTACTATTAATATAGCGGGTAATGAAGGACATGGGTTAACTACTCATGAATCAATATTGGCAGGTACGCCTATCATAACAACAGTTACAGGTGGGTTGCAAGATCAATGTGGATTTACTTATAATGGAAAACCATTTACAGCTGATGATTATGTAGAAATTCAAAGTTTACATTCACCACAATGGGAAGATAAATTAAAATGGGGCGACTGGGCGTATCCAATTTGGGCGGCTACTAAAACAATTATTGGTTCTGTAACAACTCCATATATTTTTGATGATAAAGTAAATTCTGAGGATGTATCTAAAACTATAAAAGTAGTATATGATATTGATAGGAAAATATTAAAAGAGAACGGAGTTAAGGGAAGAGAATGGATGTTAGGAGATGGTGAATTTTCAGTTGATGATATGTCCGAGGAAATGATAAAAGCAGTGAATACTACATTAGAAAATTGGGAAGTACCTGCAAGATTTAAACTATATAAAATATAATAATTATGAAACCAACAATAACAGAAGAAATAAAAGAAAAATTCCCACTTACAGATATCGAAGAAAGTGAAATTCATAAATTTTCAGCATTTTATGCGAATAAGATGAGCGGAGAAAAATCTAAGAACTTAGTGGTATGGTCAAAAAAATATGATGAAACGTATGAAGAATTATATTTAAAATATAAACCAGAAATATTAGAACATAAATTGATAGATCATTTTGATAACTTAGAATTGGATAAAACTAAACCATTGAACGAAATTCTTCTTGATATGTTTAAGAAGGGAACGGAATATCAAAAAAATAAAGGTAAGTAAATAAATGAAATCATTATTAATATCAGCACCAGTACACACAGTATCGGGTTATGGTGCCCATGCAAGAGATATAGTAAAATCTTTACGGGATATCGGTAAGTATAATATTAAAATCATTCCACAAAAATGGGGAAACACACCTACAAATGCACTGGATGATGAACAAGAATTCAAAGAATGGGTTACAGAAAGATTACATGCAGGAGTTATAAAGGAACAACCTGATATATTTATACAGATTACAGTTCCAAATGAATTCCAGAAAATCGGGAAATATAATATTGGAATCACAGCTGGCACTGAATCTTCATTGGCACCTAAAGAGTTTATTGATGGGTGTAATAGAATGGATTTAATAATCGTACCATCTACATTTACAAAAAAGGTATTAGAATCTACTGTTTATTCCGAAACCAATAAACAAACAGGACAGGTTATAAGAGAGCATAAAATAAAAGTTCCTGTTGAAGTTTTGTTTGAAGGAGTTTCTAGTACATTTACAAAATCATATAATCATTCTATTTTAGATGAAGTTAAAGAAGATTTTGTATTTCTATTTGTAGGTCATTGGTTGAACGCTAAACACACACAAGATAGAAAAGATGTAGGAGGCATGATTGAAACGTTTTGCACGGTGTTCAGCTCATTACCAAAAAAAGAACAACCTGCTCTTGTGTTAAAAACTTCACAAGCAGGATTTTCAATTTTAGATAGACAAGAAATTTGGAAAAGAATAACAAAAATCACAAATAAGTTTGGTGAGAAATGCCCACCTGTATATTTACTACATGGTGACTTAGAAGAAAAAGAATTGAGTTCTTTATATTATGATTCAAAGGTAAAAACAATGGTTAGTTTTACTAAAGGTGAAGGGTATGGTAGACCATTATGTGAATTTTCTTTTACAGGAAAACCTATCATAGTATCAAATTGGTCTGGACATCTTGACTTTTTAAAGGATGGGCATTTTGCTAAATTAGAAGGTGAGTTAAAGAACGTTGATCCATCTGCAGTAAATAAATTTATCATTAAAGAATCAAAATGGTTTAACGTAAATTATAGTAAAGCTGCTGGAACTCTACTTGATGTATGGAAGAATTATGAAAGTTGGTTAACAAAATCAAATCAAATAAAATCATATAATCGTACTAACTTTTCATTGGATAATATGACAACTGAATTGGATACTATACTAAAAAAGTTTGTGAATTTGCCAGAGTTCAAAGAAATCAAATTACCTAAGTTTTAAAAGATATGGCAATTAATCATACAAGAGAGTATCAAAAATTCGTATCATCGGAAAAGAGAATATCACGGAATGCTATATTACCAAGAAGATTATATAGAATTACTTTATATAAAACTGTACATAATGAAATACAAAAATTACAGGGAGTAGAACAAGCTCTTCTTTTTGTTTCTGGTGTAGATGGTGATTTGGTACATGGTTTAAAGTTAAATGATATAAGACCAAACGTATTTTTCAAATGGTTGGATAAAATAACTATTAATAACAAAAAAATAGATGAGATAAAAACGTTAGATGATATCGTAAGACGAAGTGATAAAAAAGGAAAACAATTATTTGAACGATACATTAAACCTTCCACTTTTTATAAAACTAATATAGAAACATACAGAACATATAAATTGAACGGTATACGATATATTAAAGAAGTTAATTTAAAAAATGAAGTATATTTAAAATATTTTCAAAGTTATAAAATTGAAGGATTTGTTGATAAACCAAAACATATTTAATTATGATTATATCATACGCAATAACCGTAGTAAACGAAATTAAAGAAATTACAAGTTTAATAAATTTCTTACAACCTAGAATCCGAATCGAAGATGAAATCATTATTCAGTATGACAAAACAGGCGTTACTGATGAGGTAATGGAATACTTAAATGTGATAAAGAACGTACATGATACTATTAAGGTAGTAGGATTTCCATTAAATGATGACTTTGGTACGTTTAAATCGAATCTAAAACAACATTCAAAAGGTGATTATATACTTCAGTTAGATGCGGATGAAATACCACATGAATATTTACTTGAAATTCTACCTAATCTGTTAGAGGAAAATAATGAAATTGATTTATTTTTTATTCCAAGAATTAATACAGTAGATGGACTTGGGTATACTCATGTAAAAAAATGGAATTGGAAGATATCAAAGTTAGAAACTCACGTCGCAAAAAAAGAAATGAATTTTACAAGTGATGAATACCGATTATTACAGGAAAATAATTTGATCATTAATGAAAACGAAGACGAGGTAGAGTACTATATACCTATAATCAACCATCCTGATTACCAAACTAGACTGTATAAGAACACAAAAGAAGTTCAATGGTTAGGTAAGGTGCATGAAAAGATAACTGGGTATTCAACGTTTACAGCTCTCCCAACCGATGAGCATTATTGTTTATACCATCATAAGGAGATAGAACGTCAATTAGCTCAAAATGAATTTTACGATTCGTTATAATGCTAACAAAATCTTTTCATACAGATCTTCATTTTCTTTTTAATAAGTTACAAAATAAAGAACCATTTTCTTTTAGTAAATATGCCGATGGTGAATATAAAGTTTTACGTAATCAACCAATTACTAATTGTGATGGATGGTCATTTAATCCTAATCTTCACCAATTTGAATATCAGATATTAATGGAATCTTTTTTATATAGAAACAAGGAGTATTATGTAGGAATCAGTTGTCCATGTTGTCAGCCAACAGATCATGTACAATGGATGCGGGATACTGTTGTCTGTGATAATGTTACCTGGGCAAATCTTTTTGTAAATTCAAATTATGAATTTTTTAAAGATAACTTTTTTATTGAATTTAATAATTGGGAAGGTGATGTTACATTAGTTGCAAATGAAAAAGGGATTAATAAGAAACTTCCATTTAAAGTAGATGAATATATATCAATACAAATTGGTTCTTGGTTTAATCCCGAACTAAAAATAATTTTGGAAATGATGAAAGAAAAAGCAACAAAGAATAATCAACTTTTCCTTTTTTCAGCAGGTCCACTGGGGAATATATTAGCACATCAACTTCATATGGTAAATCCAAATAACACATACATAGATATTGGTTCTACTATAAATCCTTGGATAGTTGGAAATAATAGAGGATATTTGAATAAGAAAGTAACCGAAAATAAAACTTGCATTTGGTAATAAGATATGATTTTAATATATTTTGGTACCGGATTTTTTAAAATTCAGTACTTATATATATATTATATATAAC